CGGCGTGATGACAGCACAGTTCCCATCCAGTTCACCAGATCAAGAATGTTCATACGGGTCAACAGAGACCCACTACGACGATTCAAGAGCTTGTGGATAGCTGTATAGGCTTTAGCAAGTGAGGCATCTCCTGAGCTAATCCAACCGTATCCTGCAAGACGTTCCCCTGCTGGACGAATCTCGGAGAAATCGAGTACAAGTTTATCGGCGGGAAACTTATGAGCGACCAGCTTACCAATTGACTTTGCCCATGCTTCTGCTGAGTCTCCAACTTTGATTGTCCACACACCATCTTTAAAGGTCTCCACGTTCTCTTGAACACCACCTTTATCAGTACGGGTGCTACGAATAACTTCAAAGTCCGTAATACGCTTAGAGTATCCTGTAAGCTGTCCCACAACAGGGCGGAAGCCTACTCCACAGCCTTGCAACAAGAGCCACAGAGCGTCTACACAGTCCATCACAGTTTCAATGTTAGTAAAGCTGCAATTGAACTGTGAAGCCTCGCGCTTCTTAGCCACTGATGTACCACCAAGCCACAGAGTACGACCCGATGTAAGCACCTTACGTTCTAGCATCAAAGTACGCAACTCTTCTAGTTCTGTTAGATCAACTGTGTCACCCGCTGCTCGTTCCCACAACCAGTATTGATGTCCGACGACACGATCTACAGTCTGCTCCCAAGTCTCAAAGCCTCCTTCTTCAAGTGGTCGGTTATAGGTACGACGAGTAATAACTTGTGCGCGGAGAGAAGGTGTGTATGTAGTTGTTTCAGTCATTCAAGTTCTTTCAGTAATTCTTCATATTTATATTCAATTCGATCAGTAAACATATTCACGATCTCTTCACTATTTATATCTAGCAACTCAAGAAGCATTACTTCATCGAGTCGCTTCAGTTTCTCTAATACCTCTTCAAAAGGAATCATCATACAGCTTCTCAGTTTGACGATCAAACCACAGTTTAAACAACAAGCAGCAAACAGCGTGAGCTAAAGGGTTCTTTCCTGTTTCTTCATCATATTGTTCCCCTTGCATATACTGAGCCAGATGTCGAAAGGCTGCATTCATGTATCGAACATCAGCATCAGGAACATATTTCCAGTTATCAGGTGCATACTTCTTTGCTCCAATTGTAAGGACTTCAACGACTTCTTCTAAGGCTTCAAAGGGCAGTAAAGACCACTGAGGCTTATCGTTATCATACTTGACGCCTAGCCCCGGAGCTACACCTAATGTAGGTTTATCTTCTTTAATACCTACAGATTGTTTAGTAAGCCATTCAGTCATTTGTTTAAATACATCTTCTTCTTCGTGTGTCACTTCTGGTTCTTCCTTTTTAATATAAATACTTCTATCTATCCACTTATCGTAAGGGATTGTTGTCAATAACGAGATACAGCTATTGCAGGGTGATTTCATTCCCTCTATATCTCTATAGAAACAGTTACTACAGTCCTTTTCCATACTTACCTTTCAAATATTCCATACTCAAGAACATTTCATCGAAATGCCCATCATTGACTTCATTCAAGATTACAAGACCGCGCCAGTGTTTATTACTGAGTTGATCCATATAGTCTTCATCGTGTTGATAATAACTACCTGCAATTATAGCACAGATGCTTTGCCCATCTGCTCTTTTACCATAAGAAACTGACTTACCTTGCTGATGCCCTCCCACACAAGACATATGCAACTTACTGATAATAGCAGCAGGACTAGCAGCAGGACGACCCATAGCACCAACGGGCCAATAATGATTAAAGCCAACACCATTAATAAATACTGGATGAAGAAACTCATGTACTTCCCAATCCTTTTCATACTCTAAGTCCTTTACAGAAAGCAAGCCTTCTAGTTGAGGGTTATTATTAATAGCGCGGTTGATACGATTCTCATGATTACCAAGCGTAAGAACCATCCGAGGTGTGTATACCTTATGCTTACCATCTTTGTGAACCTTCTGCATAGTCCTGAGAGGCTCTAAGAGTGTCTTCATAGCCTCCTTAACAACCTCTACGTCCTTCTTGTACCGTAAGCCTTCAAAGTATTTACTACCCTTAATATCGTGTGTTGAGAGGCTCGGCATATCTGCAAAGTCACCCCCGTTTACTACAACATCGGGCCGATAGTCACAAATCGCTTTACCAGCCCATGTTAAATGATCTAAAGGAACACCTTCTTTGACTTGACAATCTGGTATATATAAAATACGCATGCTGTTATCCTTTTTCATTTAAATAAATACCCGCCTTAAAACAAACAGAAGCGTTGTCCTTTAAAAGCCCAATCGCTCTATTACAAGAACCACACAGATAACCTCTTACTGCGCCTGTCGCATGATTATGATCTACATGAAGAGTCTTTACACTTACTTTACAAATATCACAACTATTCTCTCTTAAAGAGCATTGTTTTTTATATTCTTCTAGTGTAAGTGAATACTTTTTAAGCAGTTCCCAGTTTTTAGAATATTCTTTATTTGCCTTTGCCACTATTTTACAACAGTCTTTACAGTGTCGATATAGTGTAGGTTTCCTTGGGAGTGCTCTTTTAATTAAATAAAACTCACTATTTTCTTTTATTTCTTTACAGTGTGTACACTGTTTTGTTTCAATCATAGACTCTCTTCCGGGTTAAATGTTGGGCCTGTCCACATACGTGAAGCAAACAACTCAGGAATAGCCACACGCTCTTTGACACCACGATAGCCACTAGCTTCTAAGAAGTCAATAAAGGAAGCCATAATCTGTTCCCATCGAGCATATTCAGGGCCGCCTACAATCATCTCTGCTGATTTACCCTCATTGTCTGTGAATCCAAAAGAGTATGTGGAATATGTCCATTCAGAAGCATCATCCATATTATCGTTCATTGCCGCTACCTCCAATTACGTTACGTTGTTTACGATCAGCCAGTTTCAAGATATTCTGTTCAGCAATCACTGATAAATCAATATCCATAAACTGAGCAATCTCTGAGATGAACCATAGTGTATCACCGAGTTCCTTAACCAAGTCCTTACGAAGTGCATTACGAGGTGTATCATCTCGCACATACTTAGCATAGGCACTTGCAACCTCTCCAGCCTCACCAGCAAGCCCTGCTATAAGGTACTCTAGGCGATATGCTGAAGGAAGTACAAACTTATCTGCTTGTGTCTGATATTCATTAAAGTTCATTCTTTACTTCTTTCTTTTCACTAGTAGGTGTAAACATCTCACATGAGGAATGATCTTTATCATACGGAGTGAATGTAAAGTATGCTTGACGATACTCATTCACTGGTGCAGTATAACGATAACATTCTTGCTTCTTAGGACATTCATTTCCATCGCACATACTTATATCAGCCAAGATTATACTCCAATATTAGGGAACAGTTTAATTAACTCTTCTTTACACTTTAGAGCCACATCTCTGTGCTCTTTCTGAGTAGCTGCATCACATCGAATATCAACATAGTGCATCCAGCTTCGTAGTGTACCATTCATATATATTTTACTCATTGTATTGCCCTCTGGAAGCACCTTACGAGCAACTTCCTTAGCAATACCCATAGCAAGTGCTTCATCGTACACCATACGAGCAGTAAACAAGGCTTCTCGCTGCTTTGCAGTCCACCATGCCTGTAACTCACGATCTTCTGTATCTAGGCTATTCTGACGGTTCTTAGTGTCTTGCAGCCGCGCTTCAGATAGTGCATATCCTTGAACTTCAGCATACCGTTGACTAAACTCTTGGAATGAGAAACTACGATGCCGAAGAATCTGTCGAGCTATATCTCGTGTAGTTTCAATTTCCATACATACATTGACCATCTCAAATGGCGACCAATGTTTATGTTTCACCAAGTATTTAATTAACCGTGATGAATCAGTTCCAGCCTCCTGATTAGCTGGAGCACTGACCCGTGCCATGTGTGCAATGAGGTCTTCACCATTAGGGGTTGACCAGATTACTTTTACTTTATTTGTCATTTAATTTATCGTTTAGAAAGAATAGAAATCACAATGGAAAGAATAAAAGCAAAGATTCCAAGAATAATCCCACCATAGGCAGGAAGCAGGACATACCACCAAGACCAATCAATAAAGTTAGTTAATTTCAAACCAACAAACAAAACAGTTAACAAACTAAACAACATATTATTTCTCCAGTATCCAAGAGAGAGGGATTTCTCTATCGGCGTATTTAAATCCATGCTTATCACACCACATACCATAAGTAGTCTTTGAAGCCTTACTAAGTTTAGCTTTAGAGTTACTAAAGACAAACCTAATATCATATTCAGGATGCTGCTCCTTAACCCACAGATGCTTTAACCTATCTGCAACTAAGAACCTCCCTTTAGACTCAATAATTATACCATTACTTAGCAATTGAAAGTCAGGAGTGTAACTTCTTTTCTTCTCAGGCTGATTAAAGTTAATCTTTAGCTTCTCATACTCAAACGGTACTTTATCAGCAGATAACTTCTTAGCAATGGTCTCTTCAAGCCCTGATCTGAACCCATGCTTCAAAGCTACCTGCCTTACGGTCATTGGCTTACGTTTATTGGTGGTTGCCACATCTCTCCTTCATAGCGTCGAAGCCACAATAGCTGTCCATTCTCTACAATACGTTCCAGAGGTTCTCCAGCATCCTCATACGCCTTCACAACACTGTTGTACAGGTCTATCACAGCTACTGAATCACCGAGTATCTTAGCAGCCTTAACAGGCCCAATGCCTTTCAAGCCTACGATATTATCGGTACGATCACCTGTTAATAACTGTAGATAGAAGCTATAGTTTCCTTCATCTTCAGTAACAAAGTATTCTTCTTGCTTAACAGGATTGTAATGCCATCCCGGTAGTTGATTCAAATCCTTATCTACATGAACAAGCCAGTAATCTGTTTTAGCTGCCTCAATAGCTACTGTATCGTCAGCTTCTTCATCAACTGATACTGTAGCATCTAGTCGTTCAGCGTGCTTACGCAGTGCATCGAAGTGCTCTGGTCGTACAACATCTTTACGATTACCTTTATAAGGATATGTTACTGCAACATTGTTTCTAAAGTTAGTCTTACCAGTTAGATGTGCTTTATAGTCATCACAATCAAGCTGGATATAGACAATCTCTGTTAACCACTCTGTCAATCGGTTCTTAGCGAGCTGTTCAGAGGCATCTTTAGCTGAGAAGGCAACACTGTAGATCATGAAGTCCATGTCTATCAGTGCTACCCTCGGGCGTTTATCCTTAGAGGATGTATTCGTCATCTTCAGAATCAATATCAGCAGAAGCAGGAGTGTATTTAATCAACTCCGTAACAACTACTCGCTTAGGGCTTGCCCCGATGCCTTTCTTCTTACCGAATGACCAGTTATAAGGAGAAACAACTACCATAGCTTTAGAGCCATTACCAATGATGCGGGGGTCAATCTCGTCACCCTCTTCGTCAGTAGGTTTAATTACAAACTTGCTCTTACAGGTTACAAAGCGTCCCTTGTCTGCGTGCTCACCTACAACCATTCCAAGGTCTTCCAACTTCTCTACAGCGGCGCTGGAGAGCTTACCAAGCTGTACGATGTATTTCTGAGAGTCTTCAGTGTACTGATTAAATTCACACATATCCTTAGCGTAGAAGAGTTCTCCTGCGATCTTGATTGGTTTGATTGATGAGTCGTTAGTTGTGGCCATTTTAAAGTTCCTATTAAGTTTTTAAATTCTTCGTCTATCCGAAGTGTCTCTTAGTGTACCACAGTATCTTCAGTTTTACCAGATAATTCAAATGTTTCTGATAAATACTTTACAACACTAGCTAATACAATGAACATCTTTTCATTATCCATATCCTCTGAAGTTGCTAAGATGAATGATTCACCGTTGAACTTAATGTGGATATGTTTATAGTCGTCATCTTCTTTAGTGGGTTTCACGCCATGATTTCCCTATCTTGTATTCACCATCCAGAGGACAGCGAAGATTATAAAACAAACCTGCATCAATGATTGCTTGTTTACCTGCTTCACCTGTTATTGTAGCATACTTCTCAGTAGTTTCCCACTGAAATTCATCATGCACATTAACTACTATCTTTACAGGCCACTTATTCTTAACAATCTGTTCATTAAAGAGTACCAGTGCCTTCTTCATAACAACAGCACCAGCCCCTTGTAATAAACTATTAAGAGCAGCGTGCTCTGATCTAACCCAAATCATTCTACCATCTAATCCCGGAACAAATCCCTTTGCTGCATATTTCGAGACTCCTTCAATAAGTTTTCGTAAAGCTGGTGTCTGTGCGAGAAATGAGTGTTTAAGCTTCTTACCCGCTGCCGCGCTACCTCCGACAATTGAACCAATCTTACTATCTCCTGCTCCGTAGAGAAAGGCATAAATGAAAGTCTTCGCGTTGTCTCTCGTAGCGAGTCCAGCAGCTCGTTGATTGACGGTGTGGACATCTGTACCATCTTTGGAACTTCCTTCAGTAACTGTTTTGACATATTTATCATCTTTCATATAATGAGCAAGCATACGTAACTCAAGGCCACTGGCATCACACCCAACTAATACATTACCATCTTCAACACTCCAACATTCTCTGCATTCTGGGCCAAAGATACTACCTGAATTAGGTATCTGTGCCATGTTAGGTGTTGAGTGTGTCATTCTTCCAGTGACCGCGCCATTAGTAATTACCTTACCGTGTACTCTACCATCCTCTTCCACAGCCTCTAACCAGCTTGTGATCTGTGCTGTGCGCTTCTGTAACATAAGATACTCAGCAATTAACTTAGCTTCAGGGATTGTACTCTTTTCAAGTACACTTTCGTCCACAATAGGATGACCAGTAGGGGTAAACTTATCGGGCTTCCAGCCAAGTTCCTTTAGCTTTTCTCCAATTTGCTGCCTACTGCCGGGGTTGAAAGTAACCACGCCTTCTTTGAG